TCTGCTTTTCCAGGTTTCTTTTCATCATTATTCTATGGTAAGACTAAATATGAGTCATCTGAAGCCTCAACTATAGTAGCAAAATCACTCTTTAAGCGAATAATCGAGGGTCGTACCCATGCGCTTGAATTGTGGAAGTTTGGAACAAGGCCAAAATTAGTTGATCTTGAAGAAGATAATAAGATTTTACGAGCAAGACCAATTGCGATGTGTGACGATGTATTAAATAAGGTGTGCTCTACAGTCTCGCAACCGATTACTGAATCACTGATTAGATCTCCATTATCTGAATTATTCATAGGTAGACGTCTTGGATATGATGAAGTAAGATGGATTGAATCTCATATACAACGAGATGATTGTTTATGTGCATCTCCTGATTGGTCTCAATTTGATAATCATGTATATGAAGAATTAATTGTAACTGCTTTTTCTATTATTAGACAAATGTTACCTACTGGATGGAGGATGAATAATTTAATTTATTATATATGTTCTTCTGTGGTAGATAAGTTTATTGTAGTTGATCCTGGATTGGTCTTTAAGATAATGAAAGGATTACCTTCTGGGCACCCGTTTACCACTTTAATAGGAACAATTATAAATTGGATTTTATGGACGACAATCTTTAATAATTATTGCAAGATTAAAGGAATACCGCTAACAGAAGAGTTTAGAGTCGTATGTTCAGGTGATGATACCTTAGTCAGAGTACCAAAAGACATAGATGTTAAACAATTTCAATTATGTATAGATAGTAGTGGCATGAAGTCGAAGCCGTTTATATCCACTTTAGGGCTTTTCAATACTACTAATGGCAGAGATGGTGCATGTTTCCTTCGTCGTCGTTTTCTTCCAGATGCACATATTTGCTGGGATTACCTTTACTTAATTGAGAAACTCCGTTTTCCTGACGTTAAAGACAGGAAGGACTTGTTTTCATTAATGGAACGTACTTCTGATTACATTAAGATGGGGCCAGGCTATAGTCCAAGTACAACTGTACTTCAAAAGTATTTAAATTTCTTATCTGATAAATACTTTATTGGTGATACCATCAACACAAAATCTATCTGGAATGATTTACAGCAAGATAAACATCAACTTGCAATTACGACTTACTTTTCTGACACAGGATTCAATGGGCCAAGGAAAGAAGGTTGGGAATTGGAGAGATCAAGTAAGATGAAGATTGTTGTAACTAGTGCTCAAGTGGATAAAGAATTCTTTTCCGCAGGAGTAAAACGCTTTAATAATTCCCTCTGGAATAAATTTAAACCAGATAGCTTGTTGTTAATGGTAAATAATTCTAAACTAAATCTTGGGACGCGTTTCCGAACTATTGAAGAACTAACAGAATGCAAAAGTAATTAGGTAAATAATTCTCATAT